GTGACAGCCTATTGTATTCCAAAATACATTAACACAGAAAATGTGAGGGTATACTAGAATGATCGACCCAGTGTCAGCTTTCGCCGCCTTATCTGCAGGGCATTCCGCAATTAAAAAAGGCATAGAGATGGGTCGCGACCTTTCTTCTATGAGTAATGCTGTATCACGCTATGCTCAAGGAGAAGCAGAACTCCAATTTGGTGCAGCTAGAAAAAAGAAAGCTAAGTTTTCTTTAGCAGAAGACTCGGCTATTGAAAAGCATTTTCGTAAAGAAAAACTAGAAGATATGCGTAATGAGCTACGCTCTATCTTTCAACTTTACGGTAAGCCCGGACAATGGGAAAGGCTTCAAGCTGAAATAGCATCTGAACGTGTTGAAATAAAAAAGGCGCTTGAGGCAGAAGCTGAAAGAAAAGAACGTATTATAGCTACAGTTATAGTTATTACATCACTGATAACAACTATAATTGGAGGATACTATTATATTACTTGGCTTAAAGGATTAGCCTAAAGGAGAATAAAATGTTTGAGGTATTAGTTTTGGTTTGTTTAGCATCAAACCCTAACAATTGTTTTGAAATGGAAGACACTAGAGGACCATACGAAACAAAAGAACAATGTGTAGAACGATCAATTGAAATGCGTGAGGCAATAATTGGAATACCAGATCATGTACCTCAAGCATATAAATGTATACATCACGAAATAAAAATACCGGGGATAGCAACATGATTCAAGCATTGATTGGGCCAGTAACAAGCCTACTAGATAAGTTCATTCCTGATGCTGATGAGAAAGCTAAAATAGCACATGAACTAGCCACCATGGGTGAGAAACATGCTCAACAACTAGCACTTGCTCAGATAGAAGTAAATAAAGCTGAAGCGGCTAGCGGCAGTATATTTAAAGGTGGTTGGAGACCTTTTATAGGTTGGGTATGCGGTGTTGCTTTTGCATATCACTTTGTCCTACAACCAATTATTTTGTTTGCAGTTACAGCTTATGGACTAGAAATACCAGCACTTCCAGAGTTTGACATGACAAGCCTTATGACTGTGCTTGGTGGTATGCTAGGTATCGGCGGCTTACGTACTTATGAAAAACAAAAGGGATTAACTAAATGAATATAGAACAGCTTAGAGAGGAGCTTAAGATTGATGAAGGAGTTAAGTACGAAATCTATCTCGATCATCTTAGTCTCCCTACTTTTGGTATTGGCCATCTTATTTTGGAGTCTGATCCAGAGTATGGACAGCCGGTTGGAACAGCTGTCTCAGAAGATAGAGTCAACGAATGCTTCGCTCGCGACGTCGACGTGGTGCTCAAAGAATGCAAGAAGCTCCTCCCCAGTTTCGAAATATTGCCAGAAGAAGTCCAACTAATTATTGCTAATATGATGTTTAATATGGGTCGACCGCGGCTAAGTGGTTTTAAAAACTTTCTTGCAGCTATAGCTTTACAGGATTGGCATACTGCTTCAGTTGAAATGGTAGATAGTCGTTGGTATCAGCAAGTAACTAATAGAGCTGAGCGCCTTGTAAAAAGAATGCGAAATGTAGCAATTTGAATTAAACGTCCCCTATAAGAGGAAGGTATACTTAACTTATAGAGGAAATAAAAAATGCACAATATCGAATATTCTGGACCATCTATGCCACTATCTGAAGAAATTGATCAGATGAAGTATAGACAGGAAGGGGAAACCTTTACTGATAAGATTAAAAGAATTGCTCGTGCACTATGTGATGGTCAAGAACATCGGTATAGTCTAGAGGATATTCTTGGGAACATGAGATTCCTACCAGCCGGTAGAGTACAATCTGCCATTGGATCTAACCGTATTACTACTGCATACAACTGTTTTGTTAGTGGCGATATTGAAGATAGCATGAATAGTATTATGGAGAAGGCAAGTGAAGCTGCTGAGACGATGCGTAGAGGCGGTGGGATTGGCTATGACTTTTCCAAGATCCGTCCCCGTGGAGACAGGATTAAATCTTTGGACTCGCAAGCGTCTGGACCGGTTTCTTTTATGGGTATCTTCGATTCTGTTTGTCAAACCATTGCATCATCTGGCCATCGCCGCGGCGCTCAGATGGGAGTACTACGCGTGGACCATCCAGACATTGAGGAGTTCGTTATTGCTAAACGTAATTCTGATAAGCTTACTGGTTTTAATATTAGTGTAGGTATTACTGATGAATTTATGGAGGCACTAGCTAATGATAGCGACGATTCTTTTGCATTGTGCTACGATGGAATCCACCACAAAACGGTATCCGCGAAAGAACTTTGGGATAAAATCATGCTTAGCACTTGGGATTGGGCTGAGCCTGGCGTATTATTTATTGATCGTATCACTGAATTAAATAATCTATTTTATTGTGAAGAAATTCGGGCCACTAATCCGTGTGGTGAGCAACCGCTTCCCGCATATGGGGCATGCCTGTTGGGTTCTTTTAACTTAACTAAGTATATTGTTGATAACGAATTTGACTTTACACAGTTTAAGAAAGATATTCCAGATGTAGTAAGGGCGCAGGACAACATTATTGATCGAACAATCTACCCACTTAAACAGCAGTCCGATGAAGCAAAGAACAAGCGCCGAATGGGACTTGGCGTCACTGGTTTGGCTAATGCCGGAGAAATGCTCGGCATGCCTTATGCCTCACAAGAGTTTCTCGTGTGGGCAGAAAAGGTATTCGCTTGCTTGCGTGACAATTGCTATAGAGCATCTGCGCGATTAGCAGCTGAAAAGGCGCATTTCCAATGTACCGTGAAGACTATCTTAAATCAAACTTTATTCGTGGCTTGCCGGCATCGGTTAAAAAGGAGATCCGTGAACATGGTATTCGTAACTCGCATCTTACAAGCATTGCCCCCACAGGGACCATCAGTCTCGTGGCAGATAATGTCTCAGGCGGCATTGAACCCGTGTTTAGCCACTATTATGATCGGACAATCCAAACTTTTGAAGGACCGAAAGTAGAGCGTGTGGAGGATTATGCATATGCCCATGGTGTAGAAGGTAAAACAGCAAACGATATTTCCGTGCAGGATCATCTGGCTGTGTTACTACTTGCTCAGCATTATGTAGATTCTGCTTGTTCAAAGACTTGCAATGTGGGAGATGATGTCTCATATGAAGACTTCAAGAAAGTTTACGTTGATGCCTGGAAGGGCGGGGCGAAGGGGTGCACAACGTTCCGTTTATCTGGTAAGCGATTCGGAATCCTTAACACAATTGAAGAAACCGTGGAAGAAAAAGAGGCGGTATCTAGCGAAGCTCAGGAAGTGGCGAAAGAAGAGGGAACGGTTGAAGCTTGCTTTATCGACCCGCTTACTGGCCAGAAAGAGTGTTCTTAACGAAAATATAATGGAGGAGTAACATGGCAGAGCAAACCATTTCTGTTATTGATCTAGCATCACAAGGAGTAGTTATTGATACTCCTCCAGTTGCCTTAGCACCTAATGTGTTTACTAATGTGCGTAATGTTAGGTTTAAAGATGGCGCAGTCCGGAAAATATCGGGCGAGCTATTACTTAATAATATTGTAGAAGATCTTGTACCAGCTAATGAAGAGTTTGGCCAAGTTCGATACTTTGCAGTATGGGAAAACCCTAACAAATCACCGCATGGATGTTACTATATTTGGGTTGTTGATTATGTACGAGCAGGTATTACAGTAGGTCAAAAGGTTTATATTCAAGATCACCTAGGTACAAAGAAAGATATTACACCTTCTACAAAAGCTGATGGCTTTGCTTTTACAACATATGGGTGGCAGCACACCTTATTTAGTGGGGGCTTCGCTTTTATTCTAAATAACGGTATTGATAAGCCTCACTACATTTTGGATACAGCTGGTAATACAGATATTAATAATATTGTATTAGCCGAGCTACCTGGTTGGGATAGCTACCAAGTTGAGCAACAAGTATATAATGATATTTATGTTGCAGGAAATAGTACTGTATTTGATTTGGGACAAAAGGTTGACTTTACAACTAACTCTATTTTAGTTACAGGTACTAACAGCAAAAGCGCACAAGCAGGTAGTCCTGCAGGAACAGGTACAGTTAATGGGACTGACTTTGTTCCTGGCGCATTACCTTCACCTATCCCTACAGTAACAGGTAATCACTTTCAGATTTACACTGACACAGCAACTAATACAACAGTGATTGTTATTGGTGGTCTTACTGTAAATGATTCTATAAAAGTTACTATTGAATCCAGAAACCCTGTTGATGTTCGGGCTGGTATTGTACAATCATTCGGTGACTTGTTAGTTGCAGGTGACCTTACTGAGGTTGACTCAACTAATCCTGCTAAGATTATTCGTAGGCTTTCAGGTGTAGTACGTACATCAGATGTTGCAGTTCCGGGATCAGTTCCAAATAACTGGAATCCATTTGCAGCAGGTGTAAGTACAGCAGATGAATTTACTTTGTCTGAGACAAACGTTATTCAAGAAATGAAATCACTGCAAGGTAATATGTATATTTATAGTACAGATAGTATTCATGTTATGCGCCTTACTGGTAGTCAAGCCGCGCCGGTTTCATTTGCTCCTAACACAGATGAATATGGTTGTCTTACTACAGGCGCTGTTGTTGAGTATGATGGTAAGCATTTTGTAGTTGGTGCTAACGATATTTATACATTTGCTGGAAATCCAGGAAATATACAATCATTATCTGGTAAAAGAGTAACACAATACTTTTACAATAACTTAAACCCAATTCATGAAAGACAACTATTTACTATCCAAAACCATCAGGAAGAAGAGATTTGGATATGTTATCCAACATTGAATTCAACTGGAGGTGAGTGTGATGAAGCTCTTATCTGGAATTATAGAGACAATACTTGGACTATTAGAGACCTTGATGCGGTGGCTGCAGGTGATGTGGGACCTATTAAAGGGGGTGGCATTCCAACTGCAACTATTGCAGCTACTGGTGATAGCGGGAACGCAGGCTATACTAACCGCGGTAAAAGAGAAACTCAAGCAGTTACTATCAATGGTAAAACACCTAAGAAAACCGTAGGTACTAAAGCGATTAAAACCGTAGCAGTAGGTACGTTTAGTAGCTTTACTACTGATGTGCTTGAGGTTGTAGACCTTACAGTCACAGGTGATACGGGTCCTAACACAGTTAATGCTGTTAGTACGCTAACATATCCTTCATCAACTACATTTACTTATGATCGAAATAAAACAACGCACCTTGATGGTGGAGCCAGTGCGATTATTAATGGTGATAGTAGTATTGGTAATGTTAGTTTCCCAGCAAGTGCTATTTTAGGTACTGATTATGCCGATGGTGCTACAATTACTATGACGCAGTTTGTTGCAGCTATTCGTGATTATATTAATGCAAACAATGCTTTAGCAGACTTTACTGCAACAGCTTCTACTAATGTCCTTACACTTACTTCTGACGTTCCCGGACCTCGCGCATTTAGTACATCTACTTTTGCAGTGTCTGGTAGTGGTTCAACAACTAATATTTCACCTAACTCTACAACTACAGGCATAGGTGTATACGGCATTACAGCGGCACTTAGCCCTGCTATTTCAATGACTATCACGGCACCAGCCGTAAGCGGAGTACAAGGTGCAATCAACGAGACAATTACTCTTACAAAAAATCTCACAGGTCAAGCGGCGATTAGAGATGATATTGTGTCTAAACTATCTGCTCTTAGCGTTTTTAGTGGTAGTTCTTCTGCTATCTATAGTGTTGCAGCTAATGGAAACAATGTAAGATTTACTTCGGTTAATGGTGGAAACCATAGCGCTTTAACAATTGCTTTTGCAACTGATTATCAAGGTACAGGCTATGCTGAAACAACATTTGGTGGTAACCTTACTTCATCAGTAAGCGTTGTTACTACTGGTGTTGATAACAGTATACCACAACCTGTTCTTACCGTAACGTTCCCAGATGCTTCCACAAGCAGCACAACACTTAGCGGTACACAAACCAGAGCTACTGTTGTAACAGCTGTCAGCGGGCTTATAAACGCTAATAGCGGTTGGAGTACAGCGACGGGTACTGGGTTGGTTACAGCTACAGCTGCATCCGTAGGTATTGTAACTAATAACTTTGTCGTTACGGTAGCTAGTACTGGTACTCTACCGGCCGGCTTTAGCAATAGCACTTTTACTGGTGCACAAACCAGAGCAGGTCGAGCAGCGCATAATACAACAGATAGTATTACTCTTACGCCACCAGAAGGTAACGCAGTAACTATTAACTTTAATAGTACAACGGCCTATGATCCTGATTCAGGAAGCTCACCAACCAATGTTGAAGAAATCACAGCTACTGAAATTGCTACAGCACTTGAAGCAGCATGGACGGATACTACTTACTTTACTGTAAGTCGGTCGAATGAGGTACTAACCTTTACCAGTGCTGATCGTAAAAATGTAACCGGGTCGTTTGCTTATACAGTAACACCGGGTGATTCAAGGACTGGTACATTAGTATCGCCTTTGATTACTAATTCAACGGGTGGTAACATTGTTGTAACAGAGGGTGTTAATCCTATTTACGCTAAAATGACTAGGGTTACGATTACAATCAACACGACTAGTGGTAGTAGTGTAATATTTGATAGGCATTATGGTGAAGGGCCAGGTCGTTTGTTAGATCCTAACTTTACACCAGCAGCTAACGATAGTACATATGGTGACTCAGGGGCTTCAAGTAATTCTGCTTATCTTGCATTATACTATAATCCCGACGCAACTCAAAATGCTACAGAGTTAGCTAAGCCTAATGGAACAGTAGCTACGCTTCAAAGCGCTTTGCTTGCGGCACTAGCTGAAATTAGTACTAACAATGCATTGATTGTAACACCAGATAGCACATCTGCACCTACAACTATTGATATTAGTCCTAGCCAGTTTAGTTCTACAGCTAACTACGTAACTGCGTTTAGTCCTGATACTCAAGTGGTAGCAGCTAGTGTAGCCCCAACAACTACTGCATTAGTTGCGGCAGCTGAGGGTAATACAGTAGCCGCAGGTAATCCTACTCAAGATACCTCGGGAACCTCTATTAGTACTACGTTTGATATTGTAAGACCTTGGTCAAGCAACCAGACTAACCCTAATAAGTTGTTTCCTATCTTTGCAGAAAGTGGATATACAGCTGGTACATTGTTTAATCGTATTAGATCTGCTGATCTAGGTTTTGATTTTGGGGGTACACCTTATATATCGTATGCCGAAAGAGAGCAACTATCTATTACACCAAACTTTGATACTGAAACATTAAGCAGTATTGCTTTGTGGGCAGACGGTGGAACAATCACGACTGTTGGTGGTGAGCCACAACGTGCTACACTACAGCTTAGGGCTAGGGCTACTAATAATCCTGGTGAGCTTGCGTACCTAACTACACCTGAGGATAATACTCAGTCAGGTTCAAAAGCAAATAAGCTAACTGTAAATGATTTCATTGTGGCCAGCTCGTATAAAACTGACGTACGTACAACCGGAAGATTTCTTAATTACCGAGTTGACGATGCGGCAGCAGATACAAGCAGTGGTTATACTGGAAGTAATATACGCGCATGGAATATATCAGGTATGCAATTAGGTATAATGAAAGGGGGTGTTAAATAATGTCGGTTCAAAATCCGCCAATTACAGAGCAACCCGCTTTAGATTTTACACTACTTGAAATGGTTAGGCTACTAAATGACCTTGAGCAACAAAACATAAAGCTGCTTAAAGATATTAGGGAGTCTACTAACTTTGCTGATTTACAATCAAAGGTAAATGCACAATGATAAAATACATTGAGGACAATGATGTATTCGAAGCTATTCAGCTTATGGATAAGTCAACTAAAGAAAATGCATACGGCGGATACGAAAGAAACGAAGCCGTATGGATTTCTTTCTTTTTAAATATTGTAGCAAAACAAAAAGAAGGAAGCCCACATCATTTAGCAGTTGGTGAATATAAAGATAATAAGCTAATAGGCTTTTTAATTGCATCAACTTTCAAAAGCTATTATAATAATCATTATACTATGGATGTAAAAGATTGCATTGTAGATAAAGATGCGGCAACCTCCTTTACTGTTACTAAACTATTTGATGCCATGATTCAACATACTAAATCACATGGTGGATTAAGATGGCGGGCAGATTCAATCCGAGCTGAGGAGCATTCAGAAAAATATGTGAAGCTGCTCAACTTAAAGTATGGTGCCGAGATATACTACTCAGCACACGGGAAAATTAATTATGAATAATTTAATAGGAGAAAGCTATGAGTAGTGGCGGCGGTGGTGGACAAACCACAACATCAGGTATTGATCCTGAATTTAAACCCTATCTAAAACGCGTACTAGGTGATGTAACAACTCGTTATGAAACTGAAGTTGGTAAAGGCCCAGAGGCTATTGTAGCAAAACTAGATCCACGCCAGCGCCAAGCAATTGATGCTCAGTCTAAGCTAGCTCAACAAGCTATGGCCGGTACTGGAATGTATGATACGGCTGCAGCCCAAGAACGCCAGCTGAGGAACGTAATGGGTTCTAGTCTAGGTCAGGCAGCCTATGGTGGTCAGCTTGGCTCTGCGCGTGCCCAGAAGGCCATGCAGGGTGCTTTGGCGGATAGATCTTTAGCATATCAGCAGCGCAGGCAGCAAGAAGCAGCAGCTGGTGCACAGGCACTAGGTGAGGCAGGTTCAGCACTGCAGCAGTATGAACAACAAAGACTTGATGCACCACATACTAGTGCACAAAGATACTTTGGTTATCTTGGAAGTGCGCCTCAACAAACTAAAACATCTGGTGGTGGAGGTAAGTAATGATTCAGTTAGCTAAGCCAATGGGGACCGAACAACCAATGCAGGGCCCACTATATAGAGCGCCTGCCCCACAAATGATGCAGCAGCCCTCCTTTATGGAACTTGCAAAACAAAGTGCAATGAAAAAAGCTATGCAAAAAGGTGAAGAGGAACTGCTTAAAAAGGCCGGCAAGAAAACTGTTGGTGCCGCAGGCGCTGCTATGGGTGATCCTACTGGTGGTATAGCTACTGAAGTTGCTTATGAAGCTGCTATGCCAATGCTAGAAAGTTTGCTTGGTGGGTTGTTTAATAAAGGTGGCTATGTTAATGGACCACTATCAATGGCAAATATCTCAGCTGTTAAATACAAACAGTCTGGTGGTAAAATTGCTGAAGAAATTGAAATTAATTATGGTGGACCGCTATCTAATAAGGGGGTATAGTTATGGCTACAGTTCCATATCAATCAACGTACAGCCTACAACCTAAGTATGGCACACGTTACGGCCCTTCTCAGTTTGCACCTGCAACTGCGTCAGCTAGTCCTCAAACATTAGGGACAGCCGCACCTGCTGTAGGAACAGTTGGTGCTGGGGTACCAGGCCAAGCAGGTACACAACAAACCGCCGGTGTTATGGGATCTACAACTGGTACACAAACTACACAACCTCTTGCATTTAATCAAGACCCCTTTGCATCTCAAGGTGCAATAGTTAATGGTCAGCAACAGCAAGGTGTTGGGTTTAGAGATTTACCACCTGGTGCATATCCACCAGTGGGTTCTCCGCCAACTACGCCTGGTGTTCCGCCAACAACCACTCCCCCACCAGCAGATGCAGACCCGGTGGTTGCAGCAATGCAACAAGCAGGCGGTGATGATAATGGCGGGTTTAATTATGCAAGCTCCAGAATTCCTCAAGCTCAAGGCTTAGGCTACGCACGGGGTACACAAAACCCATTAGGATTAGCACTTGCTGCAATCCCAGGTGGTAGCTTTTTATCAAACGCTATGGGTTTGAATGATGAGTATACTTATGGTAGCTATGGAACTTATGACGCACAGGGTAATGTATTTGGTCCTGAAGGTCGTGCATATGATCCAATTACAGGTAGAGCTGTTGCATCTTACGCTAGTCCGTCAGCTGCAATGAGTACTATTGGTGGCGGCTACAGTAAACTAAGAGATGCCGGGGAAGGTGTTATTAGTTCTGCATTAGGTAGCTATGATAACTCAGTGTACAAACAAATGGATCTTAATCCAACCCTAAACATTGCAGGTGCACGAGCAGCTCGTATGCGTGGTGAAGGCGCTCCAATGGGGACGGTTGCAGATCTTATTAATATGAATACTCAAATTGCTGCCGGTGATTATACTGGCTTATCAGATGACGATATTGATCGTGTTCAAGGTACACCAATTACTGCTGCACAGCTTGGATTTACGGGAGATCGCGCTGCACCTAGTAACATTAGTGGTAAGTTTGGTACTGCCCCTGGTGATATTGTAGCATTAGATAACGGGCAATTCGGTGTGCGTAATGAATCAGGTACTATCTCTACACCAACCGGTACGGTTGTTTCAATTAGCGACAGTACAAACCCTGGTCAAAACATTAGCTTACTTAGCGATAACGCGGCTACACAGCTTAAAGCAAATCAAGAGCTTTCTTTAAGGGCCGGAGACAACGATGGCCAGGGTAGTATGTCAGGCTTTAATGTAAGTGACGGGCAAGGCGGTTCATATCAAACATCTTCCTCGGGTAATACAGAGGCTGATGCTTCTGGTCAATTCGGTACACAAGGTGCTATGGGCATGGAAGATGAATACGATGAACCTGTTAATACCAGTGGTGGTAACGATAGTAGTTCTTCCGGTGGTGGTGGATGCTGCTTCATTATGTTAGAAGCAAGATACGGAAACGGTACTATGGATAAAGTAGTACGTAAGTATCGCGATGAACATATGACACAGAAAAACCGTAGAGGTTACTATAAGGTGGCTGAGGTTTTAGTACCACTTATGCGTAAATCTAAAGTGTTTAAATGGATTATCACTAAAACTTTCGCAGATCCTCTTGTATCATATGGAAAATGGTACTACGGTGAAAATAAACATGGCTGGATATTTGCGCCAATTAAAAGTATGTGGTTAAAACTATTTGACGCTGTAGGAACAGACACCGTTTTTATTAGAGAAAATGGAGAGGAGGTATAATGAAACTCAAAAAGTTTGAACAAAAGGACCGCTATGGTAATATGTTCTCTATTGAATTCGATACCTCTGTACCAGAGATGTCTTCAATACCAGACCATCCCGGCGACCCTAGGGGTACTGATACTGTACCGGCTTGGCTTACGCCTGGCGAGTTTGTAATGAATGCAGAAGCTGTGCGTATGTTTGAACCGCAGATTGAAGCAATGAATGACAAAGGTCGTGCTATGCAAGCAGCTCAGGGTGGAACTATTCCTGAGTATGCTAA